GGTTACAGAGTTAATAACTTTTTAACTGACACGGATGCGTTCTACATTATCACTGATGTGCCTAACGGTATGAAGTACTTCGAAAGAACACCTATCAGAACAGCGATGGAAGGTGACTTCGATACTGGAAACGTAAGATACAAAGCTAGAGAGAGATACAAATTTGGTGTCTCTGACTACAGAGGTATCTTTGGCGTTGAAGGTGCTTAATAGATAAAATATTTGAGGCGGGACATAATCCCGCCTCATTTCAAAGATAGAAAGAATAATGACTACAATTCTAGTAAAAATCTGGGCTTATGACCACTATGGTCAATTCACCGTTACATGTGAAGATAACTCAGCCTCGCTAGAAAAAGCTATACTTGACAAGTTAGGAGAAAAAAGTATAGTTTGGGAATATCTTGGAATATCTTATGATAACAAGATAAACAGAATAACCTATGAGGAGGTTATGGATGGAGCAAATGCAAACACATCTGAACGACCTTTACACAAAGAAAAAGGGTCTGGATCTAGAATGGGAGCAGGAGCATCTTAAAGAGGGTAGATATACTCTCAATATGGTTAAGATTGACAGAAGAGTCAGAGAAGTTATTAGCCATATTAAACTTGCTGAAGCAGCAAAAGCTCATCAGCAAAATAAGATTGAAGACGCTGCCCCCGAAGTTTCAGTAGCTACTTAATAAAAAAGCTACATCGTTGAATAAATTCAATTCACATTACAGGCTCTCTTGCGCTCTAGTTAAATCTAGTATATAGTTTTGTTACTATACAATTAATCAGAACGTAGACGAGTATAGTCGACGGCCTAGAGACTGCGTTCGAAAAAACTAGGAGGATAATACTATGGCAAAAACATTGTTTAGAGGACCAGTTCTGCAAGGTAAATTTAACGAAGCAGGTTTAACTGGATTCAATCTAGAAAACAAATCAGCTAACTATACAGTTACGAATGCGGATTCTGGTAAAACTTTTACTACATCTACTGATGGAATGGTTTTTACTTTACCGCCTATTTCTATTGGAAGAATATTTACATTTGTAAATACAGCTCCTGATGGAACTAACGCTATGACTATCAGCCCAAATGCTGCTGATGGTATTTTGTATGCTGGATCTTTAACAGATAACAAAGATCTTATTAATACAAAAGCTACTCAAAAAGTTGGTGACTTTGTAGTATGTGCATCTTTAAACTCAACAGCTCATTGGACAATTGTTGATGTACAAGGTGTATTTGCTAAAGAAGCGTAATAAATAATTTAGTGTGGGCTTCGGCCCACACATAAATTTTAAGGAGAACTATGTCAGATCAAAGATTTACAAGAGTAACAAGTACAGGACAGGTTAAAACTATTGCTGGTGGTGCAACTAATATTGGACCATGTAGAATAACTTACATTCAAGCTAAAGGTCACGCTAGTGGTCAACTTGAATTAAGAAATAGTGCAGACAATTCTGGTGATTTACTTTTCATTTCACATTTTGGAACAGAAGGTTTAGATATTTTTGTTCCTGGTGAAGGAATAAGATTTGAAGATACCGTACATGCTACTATATCAGGAACAGGATCAGTCACTTTAGGTTATACTGGTTAAGGAGGTAAACTGTGGCTAATACTACTTCCGGAACTACAACGTTCGGCAAAGATTTTACTATTGATGAAATAGTTGAGGAATCTTTTGAGCGTTTAGGAATACACAACGTAACAGGTTATCAATTAAAATCTTCGAGAAGATCTCTTAATATTCTTTTACAAGAATGGGGTAATAGAGGTATTCATTATTGGGAGATAAGAGATACTAATATTGATTTAGTTGAAGGACAGGATACGTATAAATTATATAGATCATCAGCAGAAGCCACAACTGCTGGAGATCAAGCTACTACAAAAAATAATTCTAACGCTGCAGAAAATGTTTTTAGTGTAAGCGATATTTTAGAATCACAATTAAGATCTAATACTATTGGTTCTACAGATCAATCAGATACACCAATGACAAAAATTGATAGATCAACTTATGGTGGTTTATCAAATAAAAAATCAAAAGGTACACCTAATCAATATTGGGTTGAAAGATTTATAGATAGAACTGAAATACATGTTTATCCAACACCAGATTCAACTAATGCAGCAAAACATGTTCACATATATTACATAAAAAGAATTGATGACGTTGGAGATTATACTAACGCAACAGATTTACCATTTAGGTTTATACCATGTATGGTTTCAGGTTTAACTTATTATTTATCTCAAAAGTATGCACCACAACTAACACAAGGTATGAAACTATTATACGAAGATGAATTACAAAGAGCATTAGCAGAAGATGGTTCTGCATCTAGCACTTACATAACACCAAAAACTTATTATCCAGGATCATAATGCCAAGATATGCGTCAGGAAAAAAAGCAGTTGCTATATCAGATAGATCAGGAATGGAGTTTCCTTATCATGAAATGGTAAGAGAATGGAATGGATCTTTAGTTCATATAACAGAGTTTGAACCAAAACAACCACAATTAGAACCAAAACCTATTTCATCTGAAGGTGTTGCATTAAGAAATATTAGACCAGATAGAGTTGAGCCACCAGTTGCACTTGCTTTACCAAAAGATCCTTTTACAGTTACAAACGGTAGTCCAACATTAACTGTTGAATTTTTAAATCATGATCTTCAAGTTGGAGATGAAGTTTTATTTTTAAATGCAGCTAGTAATAGTCCGATTGAAAGTTTTAATTTAGGAACTAATTTATTTCCTTTATTTCAAATTTTAGGATCTAACTTATCTGCTACTGATACAACTGTAACTTTAGATGGTAATAATAATTTTGCTAACACAGGTTTCTTTTTTATACAAAGTGCAACTACACCTGTTGCAGGAGCTACAGACTATGTTCCAGTTATTCAAAGAGAAGTTATAAAATATACAGGTAAATCTGGTGGACAAAATCTAACTGGTTTGACAAGAGGCACTAATGCTCCATTTAGAGGTAAGACAGCAGCAAGCACTACTGCAACTGCACACACTGCAGGAGTGAATGTTTTTCCAAGTTTAAAAATTCAAACAATAACAACTAGAACAGAAAACACAGGAGCACAACCAGCAACAAAAACTGTTAATACAGGCTTCACTGTAACCTTGCCTTATAACGCATCAGGTAATATAACAGGAGGTGGACAAAACGCTTTTGTTAGTCCAATGTTCAGAGGAATTAGATAATGAGTTATACTTTTCAAAATTTAAAAGACGATATTAGATCATACACAGAAGTTGATAGTACAGTTTTAACTGATGCAATATTAACTACTATGGCAAAAAATGCAGAGAATAGAATTTATAGAGATGCAGATTCTGATGACAATAGATTTTATGCTACATCAAACTTAGCTGTTGGAAATAGATATGTAACAATACCATCTGATTTAAGAGCAATTAGATATGTTCAATTAAAAAATACAAATGTAACACCAAATGTTCAAACATTTTTAGAGAAAAAAGATACTTCTTACATGGCAGAATTTTATGATAAACCAGCAACTGCATCTGGAATTCCAAAATACTATGCAAACTGGGATGCTAATTTTTGGGTAGTGGCCCCAACACCAAATGCTACATATGAAATAACACTAGCATATATCAAGCAGCCAACCAGTATTACTACATCAAATTCAACAACAACTTATTTGAGTAATAAATATCAAGATTTACTTTTGTATGGAACTCTAGTAGAAGCATATGGATACTTGAAAGGTCCAGCAGATATGTTACAATACTACGAGCAGTCATATCAAAGGGCTTTAGCTTCGTACTCTATCGAACAACAAGGTAGAAGACGCCGGGACGAATGGCAAGATGGTGCAATTCGTACACCTTTAAAATCACCATCACCATAAATAAGGAGAATAAAATATGGCAAATATAGTACCTAATTCTTTTAAATCTGGTTTGTTAAAAGGTGTATTTAATTTTGACACATCAGGTAATGGAGGAAATACTTTCAAGTGTGCTTTATATACTAGTATCAGTTCTTATAGTACGGCCTCTACGGTCTACTTAGCAGGAACAGGAAACGGTGAAGTAAGTTCTACAGGAACATCTTACACAGCAGGTGGAAACAATCTGACAAATAACGGAGTTGCAGGAACAACAACTGCATATGTTGATTTTCAAGATTTAACTTTTCCTTCTGTAACGTTAACTGCTGCAGGAGCTGCTATATATAAATCAACTGGAGGCGGAAACGAATTAGTTTTGGTATTAGACTTTGGTGGCAATAAAACAGCAACAAACGGAGACTTTATTATTCAGTTTCCTACTGCTGATGCATCAAGTGCTATTATTAGACTAGGCGACGCGTAATAGTAAAGGATTAATTAAATGGCTTTTGTACTTAACGACAGAGTTAAACAGACAAGTACGTCTACTGGCACAGGAACAATAAACTTATCAGCTACAGCTGAAACAGGTTTTGAAACTTTTGTTGCTGGTATTGGAACTACAAATAGTACATTCTACTGTATTTCACATGATGGAACTTCTGAGTTTGAGGTCGGTATTGGAACTGTAACAGATGCAACACCTGATACACTTTCTAGAGATACCGTTATCTCCTCTTCAAATTCAGATAACAAAGTGGATTTTACAGCAGGAACTAAAACTGTATTTTGTACTTACCCTGCAAAACGAGCTCCGTCTGCAAGTATGACAGCAACAACTTATGTAACAACACACGCTTCAACAATTTCTGATACACAAACAATGGACTCAGGAGTTTTAGCAGGTCCCGTAACTGTAACAGGTACGGTAACAGTAACAGGTAATTTGGTAATTATATAATGAGTACTTTAGAAGTTAATAAAATTATACCACAGTCAGGAACTAATGTTCAAATTGGTGAATCTGGTGATAGTTTAACATTTCAAAATGGCACTATTCCAAACTCTGCTTTAGCAAATGGTCAAATTACAATTAATGGTGTATCTGTTGCGTTAGGTGGATCAGCTACGATACCAACTGAAACACAACCTGTTATATCTAGTTTTACACCAACAGTTATTGATGCAGATGTTGGAGGAACTATAACTATTACTGGACAAAATTTTGCATCAATACCAAAAGTAGAATTACAAAGAGC